GGCCTCAATAGCGGGGGCTTGGTCAAAGGATATAGCTCGGGCGGTTCGGTGATTGGCGGCTCTGGGGTAAAAGACGATGTTCCCGCTTATCTTTCCAAGGGAGAATACGTTATCAAGAGATCAGCGGTCGGTCAATATGGCAAAGAGTTCTTCGACTCGCTGAATAACTCTAACGTAGTAATGGCTGCGGGAGGGGGTTCTATGGGGGGAAGCAACAAGGCTGTTCATACCAAGGTTATCCAAGGTCTATCAGATCAAGAAACTAAGGCTAGAAATCTTAGAAGAAATATGTCTGAAGCTGGCTTAGTGGCTTATGGCTACAAAGTAAAATCAGACAGAAAAAAAGAAGATTGGTTGGGCAGGGAAACTGGCGATTACGAAACGGACAGCAAGGTCGGGTATAGACTTGATTTGTCTAGCCCCCTTACTCCAGAAAGATTGGATAAGATCAAGAAGCTCGCGAAGAGTAACGCGGAAATAGCGAAGCACATTGACCAAGACATCTTCTCCAGATCAGTCTACCAAGTTAATGAAAAGGGCGCAAAAATTCAACTAGACAACAAGTTCGTATATGATGATGTCAAACGCCCAGACAAGGGCCAATGGATGCAGGACGCCAGACTCTCCTCACTAGCGCTGACAGACGAGAACAACCCGCAAAACAAGTACAAATTTGAAAAATCTGAGGCCTTCTTTGGGTACCAAAAAGACAAGATGGATTTCATGAGAGACCAAGCCGAGGAGGTGGAGAAATGGCAACAACAAAAGAAGAACCGAAGAACAGAGTGGATGTTCGGAGCTGGCTCTATGCTCTTCGCAGGAGCAGCCATGGGCAAATTTGCTAGTGGCGGACGTAGCCCAGACGACATACCAGCCCTTCTAACTGGTGGCGAATATGTGGTTCGCAAGGGCATGGTAGACAAATACGGTTTACAGTTCTTCGAAAATCTCAACAGAGGACAGATAAATACCTTCAATAAGGGCGGGTATGTTACCCCAGGTAGCACGACAGGCCGCACAGGCACAGACGTGGAAGCCTTGGGCATGTTCGGAAACGAAGGGATGACTGGGGGTCATGGAGAAACGAACAACAACATAAGCATTGTCGTCAATATAGATAACGATGGCGGCGTTACGACAGAGCAGGGAGACCGAGAAGGAACTTCATCCTCTACAACTACAGAAGACGGTCGGAAGCTAGGAGAAAGAGTCAAGGCGGCTGTAATCGATGTGATAGTGCAAGAGAAACGACCGGGCGGTATGCTCTACAACTAAGATAAATCGTAGTGGGCTTCGCTGTTGTGAATTATTTGTTTTTCAGTTAACATGGTGTGCTGTGGGTACGCGCACCCCGCCACAGCTTGTTCCCCATTTTCAGGCGGGTCCACGGTAACCATCGGAACAAAATCATACCCACAACCGCCATCAATTATCCTAAGGTCAACCACCTTGGAGTTTTCAATTAGAGCAACCGCTTCAGCCCGAAAGCCGAAAGAAGAAACGCTTGGTCGGGGAGGGTCTATGGTAACTTTCGGGACGGTTTGGTAGCCGCTTCCGCCGTCAACTAATGCAAGCAAAAAAAGATTTCCAAATGGGTCATAGTTTGCTATCTCTACCTCTGTTTCTATTTCCGCGAATCTAAGCTTTTGAGGCAGGTCTCTTAGGTCGTTCTTTAGGTCGGTGATATGGTCCCGCATGTCTTCATCCCTTGCTTCCACAGCCTTGAGAAAAGGCAGGTCAAGATTGGCTATTAGAATATCTCTTTTCTTTTTAACTTCGGCCAGTTTAGCCTCTATGAGGGCGCTCCTAATATCCATGTCCAACTTCATGTCATCCGTCAGCGTGTAATGCCTTTGGTACACATCCGTGGAAACCGTGTCGTTAAGTATGTAAAAATACTTTTTAATATTGTCCTTGTCACTGGGATACATAAACCCGAAATCCAAAAGAGCTTGGTCCTCGGTGGTTATCAGTGGGCATGAGGTGGCTATTTTTTTGCCATTCTCTAGAAAGACTAATAAAGTATTGTTTTTCATTTTTATTTAAGAGGATAAATCAACAGCCCAGCTAGCGAAGGTCCCCGTGCCTGTGGTGCTGGTTACTGTTACCAGCAGCTCACCGTTTCCGCTGTTGTAAGCGGCAACTTTGCCCTGCATTTTATGGGATGAATTATGGATAATAATAACTTCGTGGTCAATAGCGTAAGAGAGACCCACGGAAACCCAAAGCGTTATGGTTGATGGCGTGGAGCTCGGAATGGCTAAGCTCGTGGTGGACGTGGTTGCGTAGTTATAGGGGTAATACGTTTCGTTATCTCTCTTGCATCCTGAGTCAGTTATCCCCGCTGCGGGCTTCTCACTCGTATCCGTTGACATCACGAAGAAAATAGCTTCTTCAAGGTAAGAGTTGTCCACCATGTGCCCCATTTGTATATCAAAATAGTAAAAGGTTTTTTGTAAACCGCCATGTCCTTGGACGAATCCAGCGGGGTGATAGTTGAAATAAGTAGAGCTACCACCTATCGTAACATCTTTGTTTTCGTTAGCAGCTTGAGCGATGCTTAGGGCGGCTATAGCACCTCCAACGAAATTCTTAGAATACGTCCCCGCTTCGTCCCACCCGTTTGTATCGTTCTGGGGGTTAAAGAATTTTTTTAAGTTATTGAGTAAACTTGGGCTGTAGTAGGTGGAGTTGTTTACGTTCTGGCCCATTACCCAGTACTTATCTGGGTTTCTGCCGAAGCCCTCGTCAAAGTAGACTCTAAAACGTCTGTATCCCCTAGGCCATGACTCTATTAGGGTTGTCCCGTTTTCAGCGTATACGTTATAGTCGCCAGCGTTGTGGCCACCCACGGTCTCTACTTGGTCCGTATAGGTTTCTGGATACCAGTTCGTTGGGTATTGGTTTGTGCCTGGCGGTAAATAATACAAGCAACCCACGTTATAATTCTTAGTTTGAGCGCTGCCAGTAAGTGCTATCATACGACCTACCCTACCTCCGCCCACGTTTGCCCCCTGAGAGATTGACACCATGGGCATTTTTCTCGTACAGTAGAAGGGAATGTACCCAGCGTAATCGTCAGCTAAAGACGTAATGTCCTTAACGCATTTAATTCTTTGAGAAGCAAACCACTTACCGTCTTTATCTATCTTAACCCACGCTTTCCACCCTTCACCAATGAGGTCTAAAAGCTTTGGGGTCACCTTGACTATTTCAACCGCACAACCGTTGACCCCCGCAGCGCAACCCGAAGCTGTCGAGGACCTATCTGCAAGCTGCTTTTGGATATCGAAAGAGGGAATATCCTCAAACTCTGGAGAAGCAAGGGTTACTAGCTCTACATCGAAATCGTCCATATAAGCAATACATACGTAAGCTTTTTTAAGCTCTTCCGACTTGAAGGAAGCGTCTAATTCAAGCACGTCAACATCGGCGGCAATCTGCTTAACATCAGGAGTAAACGAAGCTGACCTGAACCAAGTAAAGATGCCGTTTGTCCCGCTCGTATGAGTGGGGGAGGATGTGCCGCTGTTGCCAGTAGAGGTTACTGTGTACAGATTGTTGCTGGTATAAACATGGTCTCCAATACTGTGGTTTGCTTTATTGGCTACCCACGAGCCGCCACCAGTGACGCTATCTTTAACCCAAGAAGCTTGTATTTTGCCCGCTACGTATTCGTCGTATGAAAAATGCTTGTCCCAAGCAACAAGAATGGCGTACGTCGCGTTTATTGGCCTGTTAAGATTACCGCATATGATGTGCCCGTTTACGTCAATGAAGCCATCGGTCGCTGGGGGCCTAGTCGGCTTAGGGTTATCTACAACCAGAATATCATAGCCTTTAGTGTTGACCCCCGAGGAGTCTCCATTTCCGTCAACGGCTTCCACCCTTACTGTGTATAGCCTATCGATAGCATAGATGTCGTCACCGTTAGAGACGTAGTTGTCTGCTAGCGTATACTCAAACGTAGTAGAAGAAAGGTCAGCGTCTACGGGGATATAATTATCGTAAACCTTGAGGGGCGTAGACGTTTGATTGCCCTTATATATGGTAATTTTATATTCAAAGCTGACCTGTAAATTGGCTCCCACGATTGTAGGTATTACGGTTTCCCAGGAAATTTGGGTGTCTGCTCCGTCGTATTCATCTATCCATGTGGACGGGACGTTTTGGTCGTACGTAGCAGGGAAGGGGTCGCTTTTGGCGGGCTCATTGGTTCTGGCGTTATCCGTTAACCTAAGGGACCTGATCTGAATGTCTCGAATTGGATAGATAGCGGGCAAGGTGATGTTATCTTCTTTATACGCGGAAGACCTTTGATCGAGAGAATTAAAGGCATACATCCTGAAATACCACGTCCCTCCAGAGGCGGGCACGAATTGCGCTACCAAGTCGGAGGTTGCGAACTCTTTGTGGACTAAGAACTTGCTGTCTGGCACGCCCGCGCCAAAGGCGGTTTTGCTTGCGTAAACGCCAAAGTAAGACAGGCCGTCTCGGTTAGCTGGTGCTGGCGGCGTTATTGTGTATTTAATAACCCTAGTGTTTTGATATTCAACACCGTCTGGGTCTTCGATGGCGTAGTGACCATCGATCTCCAGTTTAGCTGTGGCGTCGAGCTGCGGTACAGTAAATGAAACTTGGTTTATAAATTTGACCGCCTCATCTATTTCTTTATATTTTGCTTCTACATACTCTACGCTAGAGACTTCGTATTCACCGTCTTCTTTTTCCGCTATATTAAGAGCTCTGAACTGTTGTTCGTGTTTGATTTGCTCTTGGATCGTGCCGTGGTCTGGGTCATGCTCTGTCGAGAGAACACTCCAGATAAATTTATCGGGGGTACTAAAATTGGTAACGTCTAGAGGGCCGTTCGTCGTGCGAGACGTGCTAGGTACGACATTCCACGTATCGTTGCCTGTTACTCTAATCGTGCTTATCCCATCCACAGTCGTAACATCGCTTAGCTGAATCGTAAACCTTTGGATGTGGATGTTTCTTATGTATTGGGAGTCGTCTGAGTCAACTAGGGTGACCTGAGAGGGCTCGAACATAAACGAGGGCGTGGAAAGCGTGAGAGTGTAGTCTCTGTTCGCCGCTAGGGATTTTAGTTCGCCGTCCAACCTTATGTCAAAGTAAGGACTGCTCCCCGTGTTGTTCGCTAGGTCAAGCTTGGATATTCTCCCGCTCCTTCTAATCATTAACCTGTTCGAATCAGAGACGACAAAGACGTCCCCAGGTCTAATCATAGACGCTTCGTGCCCAGTAGTAAACGAGCAGGTTTCAGTTTCTAGATTTTCTGAGGCAATAACCCACCTCCCCATACGAATGGCTTGCCCCCTGCTGGTGCAGCCAAACGCGGATATGCTCTTTTCTTTTATCCCGTACTTGCGTATTCCGTCAACATCTTCTACATACTCTACCGCTGGTTTATAAAAATCGTCTTTGTCGTTGTACCTTACCACTGCTACGGTATGCCGCACTTTGGCGCTTGTGCTCGAGTACTTAAAGTCTCCGTCCTTTACGCTCGCGTTTGTAAATTGAAAGATAGGTTGCTTGAGGCCGTCTTGAATCGCAAAAAGATTTCCAGCAAAATAATACAATAACCCGCGAAAAATACTCGCCATGTCATTGAGTACCTTAAACGCGTCTTCTCGGGATTGAATAAGGATATTACAAGTAAACCTAGGCTCTAAACCGTGAAACCCATCGGAGACAAGCTCGTCACAGTACCTAGCTATTTGATAGAGGGTCCACTTGTCGAAGTTTGCGGTGTTTAAGTACCTCCCCAAGCCGTATCTTGGATTAGTAATCAGGTCATAGAAACACCAAGCTGGATTATCGGTCCAATAAAGCCCAGCGCTACCATAGGGGCCAGCCACTTCGTCTGAAAATTGCCCATCCCATATCCCATCATTCGTATAGGAGTGTGTGATTGGGTTGTAGTTGCTTGGAACGCGAACCTTAAGAAGCCGCATGTCGTAGGCTCTTTCGGGTATAGCGCTAAAAAACTCCGCATCATATTCAGAACGAACCACAAACGTGTTTGGAGCCATGATGGAGTCGTCAATTATCTCAACGATGGTGTCAACATAAGTTTCATTTTTTACGTCTGGGCTAATGGGCTCAACCGTTTGTTTTGTAACTCTTATCTCATAGCCGAGGAAGTCGGTTTTCTCTTTGTTCGCGAATGACTTGTAGTGTTCTAGGGGAACCTCTATGTGGCAGGCTCTGACATACGGGGTGGAGAGTTTGCCTTGGATTATCATAGCTCCGTTAGGCAGAGTCCCTGCTGTGTCGGGATGATACTTTGCGGTGCTATTCGTGGCTAGCTCAAAATCTGTTTTTGTGTGGTTGGCGTAAACGGGCCTAAGGTGGATGTTGATGTTGACTGACTCATTCAGCATCTCTCCGTATGTATCATTCGGCTCTTGACTAGTTCCTTTGTACCTGTCTATTTTTCCTAACGCGGCCACCTTGATGTTAACAATGATTTTGCTACATTCGGGGTTCAGGATTTTATAATATTTGTAGTAGCTTGTATAACTGCCTTCGCCGCCCTCTAGGCCGCGAAGCTTTTCGTTGATGGTCTGAATTCTTTGGCAAGGGAACCCGTTGGCATATATGACAGACTTTTGATAAGTGATATTGATTCCGTTAAAATTTAATAAGCCGCTATCCTTATCTCTGACTCGGGTTTCATTCCAGTAGATAGAACATAGCGGGTCTGCAAAAGTGTCCGTTGCGGTTACCCCTGCGTAACCAAAATCACCTTCGCTACTGTTCGCCAAGTCATAGGTGTATTCTTTTGTGACCAAGCCGTCGATGCCACCCTCGCATATCATGTCGGTGACATCAGCTTTGGTCGTCGCCATGTATTTTTTCAGTGTGTCCGGGACGACTTCTCCATCTACTACCTTGTCGTAGTAGACGCCATGCACGTTTTTTGCTTGTGTTTCTTTTTCTTCTGATGCGCCTACTGCCATGGGTAGAGCCTTTTTGTTTTATGGATAATGAGTTCCATTATCGAATATTTTCTTGTCTGTCGTGTGGTGAGCATAGCCGACCAGCAGGGACCCCACCAGCATCCGCCCATACCCTATTGGCACAGGACCGCCTGGGTTGTATGTGTTTTGAACACCGTTATAAAGGTAGGATTCTTTTTTTGTTATCTGCTCCATCTCTCTGAAATCTTCGAACTCTGGGGGCTCCGAAAGGAGATTCGACAAGCCGAGCAACAAGGTGTATAGACCCAGCTGCATTAACCCTGGGCTACCCATTCCCCAGCCCATACCAAACATTAGCGCGCCCCCAAGAATCATAGCCATGTCCTTAAAGTCGTCGCCAGCCCCTTCGATGACTGGGACAATGTCTATTCGTTTCATCTTTTTTTGCAGAAAGAGCTCCGAGGACTTGACTTGTTCTGCGGTTTCTATGGATTCGGAAAACAGATTCTTTTCGTCAACCAAAACTTGATACTTAATGTGTTGCTTTTCGTTATGAACTATGGCCAGAGTAAGCTTCCTCTGACACATCGTGTCAATGGCCCGCAGAGCTTCTGATACGGAAGAAACCTTTAGGTTCCAAACGTCTACTCCAACTTGGTCGGCTAAGACCCCGTGCAGTTTAATTGTGGTTAGGTCTTCCATGCGTCTTTGTGCCTTATGATGTGTTTAGTGAATTTATTGTACCTGCTGCTAAGCTCTTCGATCCTTGAGCATGATTTGTCTGGTTGGTGAAGCATGAGACCGTTCCCCAGATAAACCGCTATATGAGCGGAGAAGGTATTTTTTCTGAACCCAAATAAAATACAGTCATATTTTTCTAAAGCGTCCACCTCGCTGAACCCTTCTCTTTTAAAGTTGGGATCAAACAGTTTGTCGAGATTGCTCTTCCAGTCTTCTTTTCTTTCGTAGTCTCTTAGGGTTATCCCCAGCTCTTCTCTGTAAAAATCCCTGACAAGAGCGTAGCAGTCCGTTTTCCCTATCTCAAAAGTTCTACCTATATACTTGTGAAAGTCAGATTGAGCTGGGTCATACTGGACGAAAGAGTTTGTGTCGGTGCAGTGTAGCACGAAGCTTATCTCGTGGCAGAGGCTGTTGAACTTATCGAACTCAGAAAAAGACTGGTTTGAGTTGGTGTGGGAGTGGTAAACGGAAACGACCCTGCCTTTCTCTGCCGCCGTAAGATAATCGTTTGGAGAGCACCTAAAGAGGTTCGGGTCAAGGGCGCTATTTCTGGCTCTGTGCGCTACAAGTTCTTCCCCCTCTTCTTCGACCAGGAAACCGCAGCACTCTCTTGGGGCCTCTTCAAGAGCGTGTTTTCTAATTTCATTTTTGACCTGTTTGGTTAATTTCATTTTACGCTCTTTCTGGAAGTCGGGAACCCACCGAAGGGTAAGGGACCAGACCCCATGTTCCCTAAAATTGGGTTACCTTTCCACCGTAAACGGCAACCAGTTAGGCTTTTGGAGCATTGGTCGGAATACCACCAATGGTCATTAGGGGGAGGGTAGCCTGTGTTTTGGGGCCTTCTAGAAACATAATAGTAATTGATACCCTTTATCTTAATTCTGACTGGCGTGCCTGGTGCATACGTGATGGTACTATCCCAAATTACTGGAACAGCGTTGTTTGCTGGGGCTTGGTAGGTATATCCGTCTTCTGCTAATTCGGATTGGATCGACTCGTCTTTGTATGTGGCTGCTGGTGGGGCCATGCCATAATATGGGGCGCTAGTCGGAACTGCTTTGCATGATCCAGCGTCGCTATAGAAGATGCTGGTATGAGCGGTGTGTTCGGCTGCGTCAGCAACCTTGACCGCGTTGTATTCGTAGCAACAGCCTTCGCCTCTGTATCTCCAAGCGCAGGTTTTTTCGGTAACAATCCTAGCTGGGAGCTTTAGCTCTTGGGTGTCAAAGGGAGAGGCCAGCTCAAGCTCAACGTGGTTTTTGTTTTCTTGCGATTTTCTGTCTATATAAAAAACATCTACAGGGAAATGGGCATTTACGTCTTCGAGCCAACCTTCTGGGGGTACGACTTGGTTATTCCTTAGTTGAGTGGGGGGGGTTGCGCTACAGTCTGTATAGAAATTTGAACAGTTTAGGTATTTAGCAAACGTCCTGATACGGGACACCTTAGCCCCAACTAGATCGTCCAAGTCTCTTAGGGCTAATTTGAGATATTTTAATCTGTTTGAGGTTTCACTTGGTAGTCCATCAAAGTTTACAGAAATCGAAAGCTTTGGGTTGGGGGGCGAGCCCTTGGCTGAAACTTCGAATCCGTCCGCTCTGATTGGTGCTGCGAAATATTCTTTCGCTGGTCCTGGGGGGGTCATGTTCCCGTTAGAATTTAAATCATACCCAAACCAAATCGAACTTTGGACCAGCTTAACGTTATTGTGAAATCTCAATATCGTTTGCCCCTGAAGGTCAGAGAAGGCTAGGTCTGAGTTTACAACCCTCTGCTTCGACTGGACAAGATCGGTTAAATCAATTTCGAAAAGAGATACGAGAGCAGAGGGCTCTAAGGAGGAGCTGTCTTCTGATAGCCTTTTAGTTGAGACTTGCGCTTGGCTTTTATCCATTATTCCGCCACTTCTTCGAAGGTTGTCTTAAGGGAATAGCTCCCCTCAAATTCTACTGATAAATCCCACTTCCTACAAACAAACTTTTTCATACTTGAATAGGGTTTGGGGGGGAGGAAGGCGAAGGCTTCTTGCCCTTGTCTAATATGGAGGAAATGAGCCATCTCAGTTGCTTCTATTTCAGTTCTTTTATCAAAGGAAAGAGTAACAGAAATGAGAGTATTATTGATACCTTCTGGGGTTCTCTGTTCGTAGCCGTCTCCGAACCTTATGCTTCTCACTTTTGGCTCGCTGGAGATGCTGGGCGCATAGTTGGGTACCCAGAAGAAGTGGGGAACTACCGTGTCGAGGGTACCAACAGCGTAAGTCTTGTATCCGCCCCAATATTGAGAATTAGCTATGGGGGTTTGAACGCCTGAGTGGGCTTGCGTGCAATAGTAGAACTTTCCTCCGTGCTGCACGATTTGCCCTATTACCCAAGGCCCGCTGCTGCTCGTAGACCAGTTTGTTGAATCATAAATAGATGCCATATTCCTTGCTCCTTGCTTTTATTTACACCTTTCTTTAGGCGTCGGTGTAAATTAAAGTGGTGCATCAAGCAAAGGGAAAAGGTGGATTACTATAATTATAATAACGTTAGGATAAGGGTAAATAACCAAGATTTATTGGCTGATACAGCTTCATTTTCCGTCGGAACTAACGTAGCCAAAAGCGACAGGATAGATCAGAAGGGGGCATTCGGGTATGCCCCTGCGGGGGGCATCAAGACCTCGGTTACCCTAAGCTTTCACGTACAGGCAGCGGACCCCTTTTGGGCGTCCACCCACAATAACGACACCACGTATTCCCTAGATGCTGCTGGGCTAACCCTTCAGACTGGATATTTAACTTCTTACAAATTTTCAGCCTCTCCGCACTCCCTAGTTAAGATAACCGTTGGTCTAGACTTTTACGAAGACTTTGGGGGTACCTTTACCCCGACGATTCTGCCTGATGAAAAACGCAATTATTTAAAATACTCCAATATGACATTGACGCTTCAGGGGATCAACATAACCAGCAGAGTCTTATCAATGGACTATGACATCGGAAATAGAATTGACCCAGTGTACAAGATCGGAAACGTCACCCCCAGTGAGGTACGCTTCGGAGAAAAAACAACATCTTTGGGGCTTTCGACGTATAATATATTCGAAGCTTTGCCTTATCAGGGCAAGGAAGTTCAGGTTAACGCCTCCTTGGGAGATATGACATACAGAATCAAAGGCATACTAAAAGCTAAATCAATAAATTTTGGCGTAGGCTCCAAGCTTACCTCTGATCTTAGCATTGAGCAAAACTCATACGGAGAGGAGCCAACGGTCACGAACTCCGCCCCTTCCGCTTTCAATACAGCAACTTCGACGTGGCTTACGATAACGGGGACCAGCCTAAGTAACGTCACGGCTGTTTATTTCAACAAGGGGATTAGAAGTAATGAAATAAAGGTTACGTCAGATACGGAAATTCTTGTAAAGGTTCCCAAGTTCGCTACTTCTGGGCCTTACAGAGTCATCACGCCAGCTGGCGAAGCTAGCTCCACGATCATAATTAGCAACCCAATATTCAAATCCTAATGCCATACAGCGGATATATAGGCGAGATGGTTCTGTTCAGCGAGCAGAACGCCGAGTCTATTAACGGTGTGCTCGTGGGCACTGGCCAAGCGTTATTCCAAATCATTGGCGACGCGCACATCGACGTAAGAATACCCGAAACCGCTTCTTGGGGACCCATAACATTCCAAAGGCCTGACATCGTTGAGACGTTTGAAATTTCAGGAACGGGCGCTTGGGAAACGGGGGCTTTCAATGATTTAGCAAGCGTGTTTGCGGGCGGAGCGTACAGCGCCTATTGCGCTAGTGGAGAGGCTGAGTATTCCAACGTACATCAGGCAGCTTTGATTTGCGATATCCTGACCGTTGGAGCAACGGAAGCCGAAGCTATTAGCAAGCTGAGTGACGTGCACGGCAGCGGACTGTGTGGCTCTGAGGAAGAGGGGTTCACCAACGGTTCTTACCAGATATCGACCACAAGGGTTGGGGAGGCGACAGCAACCCCAGACGTGGGTGGGAGCTGGGTCGCTTTTAGCGTAATTGAGGATACGGGGAATTTCTATGTTAAGCGAGCAGAATCCCTCTTGACTTGCACCCTAGGTGATCAAGACACCCAAACCTCTTATTCGTTCGTGCCGTTCCCAATGATCACAAGCATTGACCCAATTACTGGAGAACTTGGAGACTCTATATCGGTTTACGGTAACGCATTTTCAGGCTTAGTAGGTGGGGGCTTGGGCGACCAAGGGATTACCATACAAAACTTAGACAACCGTTCGTTTTCTTTTCCTGTTCCCGCTGGGAACTTCGACCATGTGATATCTGTAACGGGACAGTCTGGGGTCTTTGCGTCTTCCGCCAGTAAGTTCAGCACCCCACTGGCTGCGGAGGCTTTTTTGGAAGCGCTAGTCGTGTTTAGAATAGTGGCGGGCCAAAGCAAAAAGATAACAAAAGACTCGGTCGATACAGTAAACGTAGCCGCTCAAGGCGCGTCAGGGCTAACAGCTGCGTCCTTAACACATAGCGAGGGCGACGTTTATGATATTTTTAGTTCAAGTTTATTTAGTTACAGCGACCGCCACATAACGGTCCCCGTAACGGGACTCAACGAAGGGCTTCATAGCCTCTCCGTACAGACTGCTACGGAGTCCGCAGGGGCGAGTGACGTAATTTTCATAAGGGACGCTCCTTCGTTTAGTTACTCAAGCAGCGCGTTATGGTCCAGCGGCATAGGAAACACTGGGCTTTACGAAACACAGTCAGAGTTTAGCAGCTCCCCATTGAACACCGTTGACTTTATCTTAAGCGGGGAGGCGGACCAGTTTTGTTTGGATTTTGCATACGCGAATATAACCACTGGTAGCGTCAATTATACCCTTAAGAAATATACGGACACAACCTTCGCGCCCTCCCCGTTTTATACAGCCGTAGGCTACGGTGCCACTTCACAAGCGGCGGACACAAATGCTTGGACTAATTTTAATAATGGTCAATTTGCTACTGATGGTCTAGGGGGCGCTGCTCCTTCGGTAAACCAAAGCCTGTGCTCCGTTACTTCTTCTGGAACTGGGGCGCATAGCGAGCTCAAAGAATTTACGGTAAGTGGGCTATTTACTGGAGAGTTTACAGGGGACATGCATGCAGACCCATTTATTACGGGGTTGAAAACTGGGGCTTGGAATTTATTCGACAATTACCAGACGGAGCTCACTTGCTCGACGGGAGAATTTGTTATTTCGTCTGGCTTTTTAGAGGCTGCTAGCGCTTCGAGTGGCACGGGGATAAACACGACAGGGCTTACTATAACAGCAGCCATATCAGAAGCAGACAGCATTATCAGTTCCGACTATCTAGAGTATACGATTACAGGGAGAACGTCTGGCACGAGTGGAGAAAGTAACTCTTTCGATTATTCAAGTGGCATAAGTTTTCCATTTTCACATGATCTCGCTCTCAACTTCGGCTCGGAACCTTGGGTAAACATTTGGACCTCTGGAATGGGCGAGCTCTTCCCCAACGGGAACGTTGGAGAGTACAGCTTAACCAGTGGATTTAGTGTCACTAGCGATGCCCCAGCGGCTCAGGGAGCGATAGCAACCTCGGGGAAGGATTTGAACGAAGCCTTTGCCGCCCTGCATAATTTAGCAAGCAATTTCTACTGGAACTGCACAACAGGAAACATGTTATCATTTACGACAGGCGAAACAATCACCCCGTCTTACACGGGCTATTTCTTTGGATACTGCTCTGGGGGAGGGGAATATAGCACATGAGCTCCAACATAAGAAACTATTACGTAAAAGTATCGTATGACTCTGGGCAGCAACAGAACGTGTACGAGTTAAGCGGGGAAGAGCTTACGCAGTGGACTGGGGATTTCGTGACCACCACGCAAAGTGGATTGATACACCCCTTCACTGGCTACTCGGGAATCGGGTGCAGTGAAACCATATACTTTTGGCAGGAGGACCCCAGCAATTATGGACACGATTTCCATTTGTCAGATACGCTAGACGGCCATCACGATGCGTTCGGGGGTTATACGCTGGGTGGGAACGAAGGGTTTACTGAATCGGGGGTAATGGGTACTTCAGGAGCCCACGCTAGGCTTGATCTCGAGCAGTTCACGGCTTTTCAAATGGACCCGTCCAGCATAGCCTTTTCATGGGTTTATCCGTTCTGCTGGCACCACGCAGGAATGGGCAACACAGGAAACGTTTTCGAATGTGAAGCTATACTTACTGAATGCCCTATCGATTGTAATTTATCGAGCGGCATGAGTGGCGCAGCGGCTACTTTATCTGGAGATGCGAACGTCCAACTTTCTGGGATTTATGGAACGCACGAAATTCTGTCTAGCTCTGTTACGACTGGGGTGCAGATGGGACAGTATAATATCTGCGAGATAAACGGAACAGGGTTAACATCAGCGGAGTCAATATCGAGAGCGAACAACCTAACTGGGACATTCTTCCGAGATGGTGTTTGCACGGACGAAGGGGCGGAAGATTTCACCCAACTAAACGTTAGCGGAGTAAACATCACATTTTCCGCTCCGCATACGTCACAATACAGCTCAAACTATTACGAAACCTACATAACTGGATATTCAGATAGGAGGCACTACGTTGTCTATGATCCAATCGTAAGCGGAAACAAAACCGTCACCAGCATCGACACGGACTGCCCAAGCACCGCGCTTCAGGTTACCATTGGTAGAAGCAGAACTATTCATACCTTAGAGACTCTAATCGCCATACTTTCTGGAGCGGTTCACGATGTCCGTGTTACGCTTCCAGCAGATTGCGCTGGATACAGAACCTCACTAACCGCGAGTTGTCCAAAATTCGCAGGAGGGTATGAGCTTTTTGGGGAAAAGACGTTTACGCAAGGCAATGAATTGTGTTGGGACGCATATTTCAAAACGGGAATTTACAGACTAGAGCACGACGCAGCATCGTCTTTCTTAGCTACAGACAAACACTCATTGGGGAGCGGAACTTTAACGGCAAAAGCTTATGTATAAACGAATCACAGCAGGGCAAGAGCTAAGAATCACGGGAGAAAATATATACCCAGGGATAGACACTGTGATTTATTTTAACTCTGTCGCTACAGAAAACGAAGCAGAGCTTGTTCCTGACTCTTTTAACGAGCTTGGTTCCGAGGTGCGAATTAGGGTCCCGCAATCCCTGCCAAACAAGCTCAACACTATAGTGATAAAAAATGAAGTTGGCACATATCAAGGCGCACAACAATACGAGTTTATAGGACACCCACAGATCAGCGAGGTTACTCCAAGCGAGCGGTACTGGGGAGAACAGTTTATCATAAAGGGAAACAGCCTTCAGGGGGCAACCAGCGTTTTGGTGGGCGAAGATGGTTTAGCAGCGTTCGTCATAGAAAATGGAGAAAGAATATTGGCTCAAGTACCAATCGATATCCCAGAGGGAACGAGCAGCGTCTCTGTTCAGACTAACGTGGGAGAAGCGAAGAGCTCGCTGTGGGTGCTAGAGCCAAACATCTATGCCGAGCTCACTTATGAAGGGTACCCGAATGGGGCTCTGTACGGAGACTCTGTAAAGCTAGAGAAGGGGAGCTCTCTGCATAAGGTAAATAGAATTGTTGCTTCTGGCCTTGGCGGACCAATAAACATTGATTCCTTTACGAGTCTTGGGAGCACAGGAATTTCTTTCGACGTACCAGAGGGAACGATGGACGGCCATACGCTCAGGCTTCAACGACAATCAGGGGTATTCGTAGGAGGGGTGTTCCAACCGAACGTCTTAGAGGAGTACGAGATAGAACAAAATTTAAAAATTAATTCTCCGTTTATTTATTCTGTTGGCGCAACGGCGGGAAAATACGAAGACCAAATAAGGGTTGACGGGGTAAACCTTGGGTCTTGCGAGATGTTCTTTAGCGGGTATGGAGGGAGCCAAATCGAAGCTCCAGTTGTCTCTGCGTCTGGGACTTTCATTAATATTTCAATACCCAAAAACATAATCGAAGAAAAAATTACAGCCATCGGCACGGGAAATATTCAAGGCACGCACTCCTCGGTGGATACACTTTATCCTCTCCCAAGCATATCAAACATAAGCGTAACCGAATGGGAGATAGGGGGAATCATCCAGATCGAAGCAATAAACGCAACTCAAATTGCAAAAACCATTTCTATATCAGGAACCGACACGCAAAAAGAAGAGCACGGGTTATTTTTCGTTAGCAACTCCGCAGGGGCGACCTCTCATAACGCAGAGCTTTTTGGGGAAATGGTTTTAGATTACTCCAGCTTGATGGACTCAGCGGAAACAGGGGTAACTAAAATCAGCGCAGAAATAAATGCAGATATGATAGGTTATGGTAATCCATTTTTAATTGCTTCTCAAGAGGTAAGGTCTATGGGGATCGGGACTTATCAGTCCTTGCTACAGGGGTCGATTACATTTAGTAGGCTTAACGATCTCACTGGTCAGCAAGTAAGCGTTGTGGGTAAGCAGCCAGTCTTCTCGTCTTTAGACAGCCCGAGAACAACTAAGACGGATATTGTACAAATCCAAGGGCGGTATCTCCTGACGGCAACAGGCCTAGGGCTTCAGGGAGAGGGTGAGAACCACGTTCTAGCCAAAGAGGATTGGGAGTTTTTTGGTGACGGACAATTCGACCCAAGGGTCCAAGTGGCGGAAGAAAACTCGAATATATACGACGCAACACATACAATAGCTATAAACTTATCGAAAATTCCATTCTCTGGAACATCGGGAGAGTTTTACTTTTTAACATAAAGCAATGTCAAGTCACGGAATAACATTCATTCGCCCGCCCACTGGAGATTCCGTATCCCCCAGCGTTGGGTATAATGGGACCACGTTTACCCTTGGCGGGACAAGCTTGGGAGACGTAACAGGTGTTCATTTCATGAACATGTTTGAGGATCAGTACCCAGCCGTGTTTGGGGTAGTTAGCAATACAGAAATCACAGGACGAGTTCCCTTGCTGGACGGAACACTTGGCCCGTACAAGGTAAACCTTACTAACGAGGTCGGGAAAGATGATATCTGCTGTTTTTATCCGTACATTACAGCTTCCGCTACGACGCCTATCATATTCAATTCTCAAAGAAACTTTGTAAAATACACATACAAACAAATCGAAGACAAATACGGGATAAACGCCGCCATAGACGATGCGCCAAATAACACCCAAGGATACGAAGTCATATCCGTCACAGAGGAGCTGGAGAACCCGAACAATCTTTTAGAAATAAAATGCGAACTCAGCCTTCAATCTGCTTTTTGGGGAGCCGCTGTCCTAGCCCTGTTCAGAGACAACGAGACCGTCCCCCTCAAGGTGTGGAACTACGGCTTGCTTGGTCAAGACATGGGGCAAGTCGCAAGATTTACATATCTTGATTCCCCAGGAGACATGCAAGAACATAGATACCGAATAAGGTTGGGAAGAGCCAGCTCTTCTTACGCGTCAATCTACATGAACAGAAGCGTAAACGCGTCGCACCCCTACTACGGTAAGACTTCGTCCTATATGTCCATCTCTGAAATAGAAAAAAATACAGCCCAACACGATGTATAATTATAAATAATTATGGATATTTTAAAAACACTCGAAGCTTTTTACCCTGATTATGAATGGGTTGACGTAAATAACGACTACGACAGCCTACACTGGGCGGAAAGTAATGATATCACTAAACCGCCCCTCGCAGAGCTGGAGAGCAAGTGGGAAAATCAGAGAGCCGAAGTTGATAATTTGGGCGTTCAGAATATGCGTCAAAGCGAAATACTCGCAACTTGGCCTATAGAGAAGCAGTTCGAAGCTATTACGGAGTTTCATATGGATAGGCCAGAAAAGCTTGACGAGTTAATCTCCCATATAGAATCCATAAAAGCAAAGCATCCGAAATCTACTTCTTGACTTGGTTGATCCTTTCGATAAGCTCGAACACCTTCATATTAGGGATGTCTGCCAACCTCTCAATTTCACTAGCTTTTTCATACCCCTCCTTGGCGAGTTTAAGCTTTAGCTTGTCGAAGGTAATGCCCTTAGATTTCATTAGAGAGGCTAGGTGGGATTTCGGGCTGAAATCCCCAGCCGCTGAGACCGCTGCTTGACTGGCTGAGTTGGTCTTTGCGTTACCCACTTCGTCTTGGCCCACGACGTTGATGCGGAGAAAGTTTCTTACGCAACGGACAAACGATCTATTTTCAGCGATTGGGCCAAGATAATCCTGAGCAAAGCTTGACGTGTTCCCTGGGGAGGCGTCTCCTATCGCAGAAAAGGTGACTTGACGCCCTTCCGTTTCGAAGTTGGGTATCCAAGTAATCATACAAGTTGCCACAACGTAGTCTCTGGCGGGAGACTTGACGCTGTATTCGACTGAAGAATAACCCCTGACTTGAGCAAGCTCCTTAATCCCTCCGAGTAAAATTAGGAGGTCTTTGTCCTCTAGGGAGGACACGTCAGCTTCTTGGGTCCGCTGTCTATTGGAAACTAAGTGCTCTGGTTTAATCATTTTCCGCCAATCTATAAAACCGTCTTCGTTAAAGACGTAATCTATTTTGGGCGTCGTGATGAGACCGCTCTTATCTCTATGGATAGTAATGGGCTTTAGTTCTTTAGTCATAAGCTTATCTTAACAGGACCTTGGCGGTCAGTCAAGGACTTTCGCCACGTAACAATCATCCAAATACGTCCAGAAGTCTTGGGTATCCACGACTGGGCAGAAAGAAAAGTCGTTTACATCTTTTAGGGGAACGCCCTCCTTTAGGCTGGCTACGCTGTTGTAGCAAGCGCCGTCTTTAAGAAATTTTTTTCTAGTTTTATAAACGAGTTTGTCTATTGGGATTTCTTTGATTTTAGCAGCATCGTCCTCATTAACCGAGCGAGCGACAACAAAATGGTAGTCTAAGTAAATAAGCTTAATTTCTTTTAATTTTGAACCAGAAAAATCCGTCATCAGGTTGTACGGAAGCCCGTTTTCATGTAAGAATCTTACGAAATTGACATCATGGTTTTCGTCAATCATATAAGTTACGCCCTTGATGCTCTCCTTGGAGGCCTTTAAGAGAGCTTCAGATAGGGGACGGTTGGTAACGATAACGGTTTCTCCGAAGGCTAGCTGCTGAGCTAAAATTGTTTCGTTAAATTCTATATCCATTCTCACTATGACCAGCGGTACTGATTTGTTATTAAGGTTCGTTACGGAGGTAGGAATCGAGTGTAGGCTTACGGTGGGAAAGCTTGGGCCTATGTGCACGGTTTCGTAAGGGATTTTGTGCTCTATCCCGAGTAGGTCTAGGATGCTTTCAGCTATTTTTTCGGGCTTAATTTCGTTAATCGTTTGCGAGCCTGTGTCTTCCCATTGAAAAGAGGGCTTCTTGGTGGCCCTATCGGGCTCTAGCAAGCGCACGTCCCGCTCTTCAGACCAATACGGCTTGCAGCACTCTGCCCAGTTTGTTGAATACAGGGCTACTATTTTTTTTTCGTAAAGAGAGGCGAGGTGAACCCCTATACTGTCCACCCCCGCGTGGAGCGCGCCGCCTTTTATAAGATACGCTAATTGACCAACGGTTGTGGACCCTTGGGACCATATACAGCTTCGCAGCCCAACATCGCCCCGCACACCAAGCTGAACAATTTTTATACCCGCAAGGCTCAGGGGCTCTTGAATAAACTCGATGACCTCGTCCCAGTAATCGTATTGTTTTCCGCGAAATTTACTCTGCGGCTGGATTGTTATATATTTTTCTTCATCGAGGGGGTAAAACTGCGTATAAATCCAAGGCTTATCTATCTTGACCCCACAATGAAGAGCGTATGTTTCTAGTATGTGTGACATGATTAGTAAGCTAAGTCGTAAGCGATCTTATCTTTTGCATTGTGGGTATAGCACATTTGCCTTTGGGTGTTGAAGTATGGGGTAAACGCCACCTCGAAATAGCCCGTGTTTTCGCCCGCGCCTTCGGTGAAGGTGAAATGGTCCATCTGGGGTAAGTATGGAATTACTTTGTGGACGTATGGATTTCCCTGCACCGCCGCAAAGTACTCTGGCTTAACAGCAACATAGAGATTGTATTCTGGATAAATTTCCTTTATCGACCTAAACAAGCTCGTTGACATAAAGATGTCGCCTAGACTTTCGGGCATAATAAACGCAAGCCTTTTGCCTTCGTCATCGTCATCTAGGCAGGACTTGAACGGCATCTTATCGTTATTTTGAGCATCATTCTCCGCCACTTTTTTGAAGTATTTTTCGACATCAACTCTATCGACCCCCTTTTTGATTTGCCCCATCCAATACTTGAAGCCTTCATCGTCTTCGTCAACCGTTGACCTGTCAAGGATATGCTTATACAAGTGGAGAACCCACTCTGCATCATCTTTTATTGTCGGAACCTGATAATCGGGGTTCTGTTTTGGTTTTTCGAATTCGAAATCGTATTCCTTGGTGGGGAGATTGTCAATATACTCTTCGATAAACTTGCCGACAACGTCCGGGGAGAAGTTCTTCACCACCCATTCCCGAGCCTTCTTTCCCCATTGCTCTTTTTTTGCTGGTTTCATTTTGTAAACCTTATCTAGTTGCTTGGCAATTGAGATTGGAGAGGTTGAAGCTTTGATGAACTCAGTTCCGTGTTCGCGGTATTCAGTCCAATCCAAAGGCAAGGAGTAGGCTTCGTCGCAACACATTTCTTCGCCGCAGGAATAACTCGTAACGAGCGTGATGAGCTCCGCTAACTTAGCTTCCTGAATCGGGATTTCTTGCCCCCCAGAGGTAAACGGATGACAGTAAACGTCCATCAAATTATAAACCTCGTTAAGCTGTTCTTCTGTTACTCCATACGAAACAGAGGTGGTTGTCAGTGCTTTTTTTGCGTCGCACATGTCGCAATCTACCTCTTGCCCTGTAAAGCTGGCTACCGAATAGCGGTGGCACTCTCTGCACACGTAGGTGGTGAGAATATCTTCTTCCACGCCGTATTCCTTTGCAAGTTTAAGGATGTTCCACCCCTCGCCGAAGTGCGTGTGCAGGAGGAGTTTTGCGTCGATCTTGGGATTTTTGTCTTTAAACTTTTTGAACCCCTCCAGTAGGTTGGGCACGCTTTTTCTTAGCTGATTCCTAAAAACAAACCCGACGATAAAATCGGTTTCGTTTAAGTTATGCTGCTCTTTGAGTTTTTTTCTTTTCTGAGGGGGAAGCTTTCGGAAGAACTCTGGCTCGACGACCCCGTGAACGGTTTTGATGTGATCGAAGCCAGCCTTGTGCATAGCTTTTGTTGCAAAGTCGCTCCAAATCCAGAAGTGTTCGACCTTCTTCGCCGCTGTCATGGCGCTTGGGAGGATGGGGAGGGAGTCTAAGGTGGTCCAGATAATAGAATTAATCTTATCAAACCAAGGCTTTTGAATCGCGAAATCCACCCCCCATATATCTTGAACAGCCATGTAGACATCGGGCTTTTCTTCTTTTATAACTTTATCTAAATAGTATTCACCGTAAGACGCTCGCTTGGCGTGGTAGGGGTCCTTGTTTAGCGTCTCTCTCTCTTGAGGGCTGTCAGGCAAGCAGCCGATAGACTTCCAAGGAGTTTTCCCCAGAAAGGGTTCGGAGTATGGGGTGCCGCAGCAATAGTGAACTATTTCATACTTATCAAGGGCGTATAAATACTTAAGCAGAGCTCTGGCGTTTCTGCCAAAGCCCGTCTTGCCTAGCGAAAAGTCGCTCTGGAAAACAATTTTCTTTTTTTTCATTTACCACGGGTCTTCTTCCGCTTGTCCCTCAACTGCTTGGGGCGGGGCGTGACTTTGATCGGCTTGTTGGGCTTTGTATTCCTGCTGCTTAACTTCATACTTGGCGTCATCAAGCTCGAAGAACTGGTCAAGGAGAAACTCTAAGTGCTTACGCAGCAAGCAAGCTTCGTTTGTATACAGCGGTACAGAGATTGACGCTTTTTGTGTGGAGTCGTCTTTGGGTTCTTGTGTGACTGAAAAATAAAATCCACTTTTATCATTCTTCTCTGAAAATGTAAAGTTGAACTTTGTGATATTGTCTCTGCTTTGATGGTAGGCGCTAAGGGAAGCTTTGCTCTCGATGGCGTGGATGAAGTCCGCAACCTCCTGCTTACTAAGCTTGACTACGATTTGGCTTTTTTTGTCGAAAGTCGCCCTTCTTTTCTTGTCGTCCCAAGTGGCCTGTTTTAGGATGGTCGCAAAAAATGATTCGTCAGACTTGTTTAGGTAGAAGCTGCAAGCCGCGCCAGCGTTTCGGGCATTTGGTTTGTAGAAGTGTATCATGTTTGTTATCTTACTCTATTCTTGGGACTGTGTCAACTCTTTATTGCCTTGAGCTCGGAAAGTTTAGTATATACTTGGGTGTCTTGAACGCTAATTACGTCCGCAAAGACAGCTCCGTCGGCTTTCGTGCCTTTTACGATGACAATATTATTTTTCTTGGGGAAACCGCTGTTTGCCGACTCGCATTTGTCCATTTGGTCCCTAAAAATGAGGGCAGGAATAAGTCCTGTTTCGTCAGAAATGACAGCTTTGAAGTACTTATTTCCGTTCTTAGACTTTCCCTTGTGGGTATCCTCCACCCTGCCAATAAAGATGGCTCTAGCACGCGCTGGGAGGCCATTAACGCTACGTATGGGAGCAAGGCCTGGTCTTTTGTCGGAGAAGATATCTTGGAGGGTTTTATTGTAAGTGTATCCGAGGAGCATCTTTTCGTAGTACCAGTTCGCGAAGCTCTCAGACTTGCTGTTTAGTAAAAAAATGTCTAAATATGGTTGATATTTTTTCTTGATCGTCTCATACCTAGAGCCCTTAACAATCGCCTTGCCTTTCTCATCCTTAAAGTCCATTAGGAATTTGATCGTTTCTACCAAGTCGAACTCCATCTGATCCGCGAGAGACATCGCATATCTTCTTTCCCTGTCTGTTAGGAGATTCCATAGTTGTGCCTCGAGCACGACCTTACTTCGAGATTGCTTAAACCCCTCCAAGGCTCCAGCTTGAATCAGGGCAGACAGCACGCCGATATTTAGCTTAGCCTCTCTGGCTGCGGAGAAGATTTCGAATTTGTTAGAGTAGACACTCTTGAAGTTGTTTATTTTTTCAATGGACTTTTCGGAGATTCCCTTTATAGAAAGCAATCCAAACCTAATATCTTTACCCTCGATGCTGAAGTCCATCTCCGATCTGGTAAGGTGTGGGGGGAGCAGTTTGATATCGAACTCACTCATTTCTGTGTGGATTCTAGAGATTTCATTTATTGGGTCTGGTTCGTGGCGAGTCATCTTCAAGAGGGAAAGGAAAAACTGCTGGGGATGCGTGAACTTGAGATAAACTGTTGCAGCGGCGAGGGCAGCGTAACTCACGCTATGGCTCTTGTTGAATGAGTAGTTGGCTGAATCCTCGAGGATTTGCCAAAGGATTTCGCTGATGTCGGGGTCAAGATTATTTTCTTTAATCTTATCAATAATCTTTTTCTTCCACTTCCTCACTTCGGTTCTTTTCTTTTTGCCGACGATACGACGGAGGGTTTCTGCCTCATCAAGCGTAAAGCCCACCTTGTGCGCCATCTTCATCATCTGCTCTTGATAAAGACAAACGCCTCCTGTCGATGCCAAAATATCATCAAAGAATGGGTGAATGGATTCGTTGACATCATTGTTTGTGTAGTTAGCGTATTGATCAGCGAACTGCATGGCCCCCGGCCTAGCGAGTGCAAGAACAGCGCTTAGTTCGTCAAGGTTTTTGGGCTTTACTTTCTGGCAAATTCTATAGTTGGTTTCCGCTTCGATCTGAAAGCATCCGTGCGGAGTCCTGAGGTCTTGCAGCTGTTGATAAATGAGATCGTCGTTAAGGTCTATGTCGGTCATCTTGATCCCCACCCGTTTGCATACATCATCCACGACGGAGACGCTCCTTAAGCCGAGCAGGTCGAGCTTAACGTTGAAAATAGAAATCCAATTCATATCGTACGAGCACACGGAAGAATCCTTTCCAGATGAAAGCTCGGCTGGGCAAGAGTCCTCCATCGGCTCGTAAGACAGGGATATGGCGGAGGGATGAACCCCCTTGTTCTTTGTCAACCCTCTGAGTTTTGTGGCTATCTCGTACGCTTCTTTATTTTCGTCGCACCATTCTCTAAACTTATCTTCTTCTTCGTATGTCTCTTTGATGTCTTTGACTTGACCGAAAAGCTTGGGTATCATCGCTGAAACCATGTTCATTTCGGTTTCATTTTTCCCAGCCACAATTTTACCGCACTCCTTCATCAGCAGTTTACCGCTGAGGGTGTTCATGGTAACTATCTTGGCTGTTTTTCCTGAGAACTTACTTTCCAGATACTGGATAACCTCTTGCCTCCTGTAGTAACAGAGGTCTAAATCGACGTCGCACATTAAGGCTCCGTCAAGATACGTAACTCCATCTACTATCTTTTTCTTGGCTCTGGTTTTAGAGACAAACCTTTCGAAATAGAGATCGTGCTCTATTGGGTCAACACCCGTAACGCCTATCAGAAACAGAACCAAACTGCCAGCGGCAGAACCTCTCCCCATGCCCGTGGGAATATCGCTCTCTTTGCAGAAGTTTATAACGTCCCATACCAAAAGTACATAATCGATAAACCCGAGGTCCTTTAGGGTCGCTAGTTCGTATTTGGCGCGATCTACGTATTTCTTATAGAGTTCCGAATCCTTTTCTAAGTTAAGCTCGTCAAAGCCGTTTAGGCTCAGCTTGCGTAAGAAATCATAATTGTCACAATCCTCGCTTACTTTAAGCTTGTGCTTGTGGGACTTGTCTATCTCAAACCGAGGAAGCCTTACTCCGTGGATTTCGAGATCGTAATTTTTAAATTTTTTCTCGAATTTCATAAGTCAATTTGCCACTTGAGCTTGTTCCAGACTTTGATGTTCAATCCTAGGTCTACTAGAGCGTCGTGGAGTCGGCTATAGTCATGATCAATATCAAACTCTTTTCCGAGAGCCCCCATGCTCGTCTTGATTCCTCGTTGCTTTTTGTTCGAGGCGATGTATTGATATTCCGCAAGGGAGTCCCCTTGCTTGTATGGCAATCCCATTTTAATTCCCCTCGCTATGGAGTTGGTGTCGATGATCTTGGGGTAAAGATGCTCCGCAGATTTACCCATGAATTTGTAATAATCCTTAATTAAGTAAATATCGAAGCCAAGAATGTTGTGGCCAGCAATGAGGTCGGCGTCGTCCAGCCAATCTTCTATCGTGGGGAAAGCCTCCTCTGGGGATATACCAAGTCTGTCTACCGTTTTTTGACTGTACCGCGTGATACGAGCAGCATCGGCGCTAATTTTTAGTTCCGTGTCCCATTTTATGTAAATATCTTTATCGGCGATTATCTGGTCGCCCTTAATCTTCACCATTGCTATCTGCCAAGGCAGGTTGTGACATGAGTTAAGGCATAAATTTAAAGTTTCACAGTCAATAAAGACATACGTTTTCCCTTTGTCGAATCTTAGTAGATGCTCGTCCATATCTCTCTATCCCTGCCAGCTCTCTAAGCAAAACTCATTGCTTGTCATATGGTCTAAGTTCGGCCTTTCCAAGGTTGAACGATTGTTTATGCAACGGAACGTCAGGTACGCCTTGAAGTCTTCTTTGCGCGAATAGAACACGCTCTTGGCCTTAACCTTTTCATACTTGTCGCCAACAAATCTGTCTAGGTGTTTTTGAATAAGGTAGTTAAACGGTATATCGTTTTCTTCTTCGGCGAAAACAGGATCAGCAAATTTAAAATCAGGCACACAAACGGAACCGCACAGGGCATTTTTATATAAAAACGAATCATAAAATGGAACCATTAGGGTCAGGTCTCTTTTGTCCCAAAATGACGCTAGGGTTTTATAGTCTGTTCTTGGAGTGTAGTAGAATCCCTTTTGCGCGGCTGAGGTGAAAATTTTTATTAATCTTTTGTATCCAGCCTTATTGTTCGCAAATATCACCACTTTTGAGGTCTTACCAAGAGAGGCCTCGTTCTTTTCAAACATATCGTTGCACACGTTTAGTCTCAACCCAAATCTAAAGTCAAGCTTCGCAGACTTAGCGTTGATATACCCCTCCAGAAAGCCGCTCATAGAATCTTCGACAAGGTGAAGGGACTTGATTTCGTTTTTAAGGCATAGGTCTATGATGGACTGCGGCCCGCCTTCGATGGCCGTACCTTTTTCCTGTAAGGTAAGGATGGATTTTCCAATCGAGTAATGAGATTTAAAAAAAGGTATCATTTAAAAATCAAACGGGTCTTCCATTGAAGAACACGACCCCCCGCTGCCATTGAATCTTGGGCATCCTGTGTAGTGTCTTTCTTCAATTGTGTGTTCTTTCTTTAAAGTCAGTTCCGACTTCTTATGACTAGTTTTTACTATTCTTGAGGATTTGTCAAGCAAAACATAATAGTCGAAGGGCTTATGAAGTGGGCAAATCCACCCGCTCTTAGCGGGACCGCATAGCCAGCGGACTTTCGGATTGTCGGCGGCGTAATTAGTTTTAGCAAGCTCTTCTGTGAAGTTGTTTATCTGTTCGTGTATGTGACTGAGATAGAACTCAAACCCACGGAGCTGTTCGTCTGAAAATTCAAGCTTTTGAACTGGCTGGCGAGGGAACCGCAGGAAAAGAAAGTCTACGATCCTTCGTTTTACCTTGGGCCAAAGTTTTCTTGCAGCTAGGGAGTACATCATTGCTTGAGCATTGGATTCTAGTTCCTCCCCTCTGAATTTTTTCTTGCTTGATTTGTAATCAACAATACTAACGGTACTATTTTTCTTGTCGATTGCGTACTTATCCATAAAGCCCATTATTCGATAGGGCGGGTCTTCGTTTGTAAGATCGAACCTCTTCTCGGCTTCGCCTAGAGCCTTGCCCTTGCAGTAGAAGTCGTTATTCAACCCCACGAGAATCATCTCTAAAATCATGTCATAATTCTCTTCGTTGAAAGCCTCATACTGGTGGAGCTGCTTCACTATGAGTCTAATAACAGCTGGGCTTGCGTTTGTGTCGGAAGCCTTGGTGATAGCGGTAAAATGCTTTTTGTGTCGCTTGTTCAGGAGGCACTCAAAGATGAGGTGGCAAATCGATCCCCGAATCGCGCCGTCATTTGTCGTGTCGGGCAATTTGAGGTGATATTTTCCCCAATACAACCAAGAGCAATTCTCTAGCGTCTTGATTCTTGAGGCTGATAGATATTGTGTTGTTTTACCCATTTAATTATTTCGTCTTTAGACATCTCCCCGAAATCGTTTCGAGTAGGAAGGGCTACGCTAATTTGGCTTCGGTCGAAATACCGAAGGAGCTTCTTTTCAGCCTTATTTGCGGCCAAGTTTCCAGCTTCATTGTTTTCGGAGTCGTCGTTAAATGAAACAATAACCCTTTCCATGTCGTACCGCAAGAAAAGATTTAATAGAGCTGGGCCAATGTCTAAGCCGAACGTCACGCATACGTTTTTGATTTCGCAATCCCAGAGAGCAAGCATGTCTCCTATGCTTTCTACTATTATTACTGATTTTGATTCCTTTAGCTCTCTATGATTTAAAAACGCGGGGTATTTCCACTGAGACTTATCTCCAATGAGCTTCCATTTTGGTCTACGATCACTAGAAATTAAATCTCTGCCAGCAACTCCAACTAAATTTTCTTTGGCATCGAAAATTGGGAAAACATATCTGTTCGCCATCTTGCCCTCTCTTACTATTCCCCCGCGAAACCGAGAGACTGTATACTCTGAGACACCCCTCGCGACCCAATAACTGTGATCGGGAAAGAGCTTGGCCAAGACCGCTTTGGGGAATGTTTTTTGTGCCCTAATTGTAGGCTTCGCTTCTTCCGAGGTGGAGCTTACCCCACCATGCTTGCTCACCCAACCCTTAACGTCTTCTATTGATTTCAGGTCTAGGGAGAGCTTAACCAAGTCCTCGAATGACCCGCTTATGTTTTTGGCAAAGTCCACAAAGTAGCCGTTCTGTTTGCTTATCCGCAAGACGGTGTTGTTGTCGGACTCCCTGTAGATAGGTCTAGTCCTGTATTCTTTGGCATTTTCCATTATGTTGGAATAGCCAAGCTCATAAAGCATATCTTTATAGTTTCTGCTCATAAGAGTGAGTTCCCGTCGTTTCTCCCCCTATCGTTCAGCTCGTAAGATTCTCTGGCTCTCTCGCAGATATCTCTTAGCGAGCCCCGCTCTTCTATGTTGAAATTACCAATAGAAAAATTAAGATGATTCATCACGTATCTTTCAGAGCCGTCTGGAAATCTTCTGCTAAGGAAGTCTTGGTGGCCCATGGCGTCCTTACCTTGGAAGCGGGTCTTGAGCGGGATTAGCTTGTGTGTGCCGAAGTCTTCTCCGTCGAGAGCGATTTCGTCTAAGGTTTTGCGCCTGAATATAGCGGTAAACGCAGCGTACCATTGCAGCCTGTCGGACAGGGAGATAGCGGAGCTGTCATCTACTAGGGCCGACCCCTGCCTGTTTCTGTTTTCTCCCGTTCTGTTGAGCTGCATTGCGGTTAACAAGGGGGCGTTAACTTCTACGGCAATTTCTTTGAGTCGCTGAATTTTTTCTCCTATAGCTTGGTGCTCGGCCCAGTTTTGACCTACTTTTTCCCCAGTGAGTTTGACGTAATCATACGCAATCAAACACTTATTT